TATTTCGCCTTTTATCATCTTTCTGCAATATTCTAATTTCTTATCTAAGAAACCACCAACTGTAGTACCTTCAGTAGTAATGATAAATATCAGTGGTTCCTTCTTAGTGGATTGTGATTGTTTGATCGCATCGTACACTTTAGAATCGGTCATTTCATGAACTTCATCTATGCATCCAACTTCAATGTTATAACCATCCTTGTTCTTACTTTGAGCAGACATCTTTTTGATTTTGGATTTATTCATATTATGCCTAGACTTATTGTTGTTCTTCTTACCAAACTTTATACAAAATATGTTCTTGCTAGTTCGCTTTTCTAAGGCTTTACTTGCTTCTCTCATATTGTTGATTTCCTCAAATAAGATATTCGCTTGTTCGCTGGTATTAGAAGCACAAACGATATCAACGCCTTTAGATAGAAAGAATTCAGCTAGATCAATTCCAGCAACAAATGTAGTCTTTCCATTCTTTCGTGCAATAAGCAACACGACTTCGTTAAACCTTCTGAATTTTGAATCGCTCATCTTAAAACCATAAGCCACTTGTAGGATTGCCTTCTCCCACAAAGTAAGTTTAAATGGCATACCGTTAAATGGGCTCTTAGTATGTTTACAAAAGGTCTCGATAAATTCTATCCTTAAATCACCTGGTTTTTCATCATAATGGTATTTTGGGTTAGTTAGGTCCAACCTTAACTTAGTTAGGGTCGACCCTAACTCCTTACCAACTACAATATTTCCAGCTTCGATCTGCTTACAGTACTCTAATAGATAATTCATTAAGTCTGAGCCTTCTTCATAAATTCATCAAAAGCATCATCTCTTTCCTCGATCTCATTTCCAAGTATGGCATTGAGTGTTTTAATTATTCCCTGGTACACAGAAAGAGATTGAAGGTAAGTTTTATAGGAAGGATTACTTCTAACGTTGCCTCTATTAGAAATTTGAATAGTTCCACTTGTTCTAATGTCTTCTTCTAGTTCATCAAGTTCGACTTTTAAAAAAGAAGCTTTCTTTAATAACTCATCAACTAGATTTAGTTTGTTTGCATCACCACTTAAAAAGAGACTTTTCAGTCTCTCGTATTCTTGATTAGCAGTTTCTATTTTGTTCATTCTATATCCTCCGGTTTTTCAAAAATTGAGATTGGTACTATTAATACATTTCCGTATAGCCTTTTACCAAAACCCTTGTAGAATAATTCGTTGAGTGGAAGTTCCTTCAATAAGCCTTCCTCATCACAAACAGTAAAATATCCAGGAAACACTTCTTGAGCTAATTGAATATGGCCTTCTACATTGCTTTGTAATTCTTCTAAAGTGAAATACTTATCTTTAGGTTTAACAATCTTAAATTCGCTTTGAGTAATAAGCAATGCGACTTTTTCGTTTTCTAATTCAGAAAGAAACGTACGATAAGGTAAAACAACTTTGCGGTTACATTTATCACAACATTTCTCACCACTAAATGGAGCAGGGTTATTTCCATATTCCGTCATCTCTTTTCCACAAATACTACATTTCATAATAATTCCTTCTTTCTACCTATTGGTAACACATATATCACTCTTAAGCGTTACTATAGCAAGAGTAAATCAAGTAATACTATCAGGCCTTTTCAGGCTTTCTAAGGCTTAAAAATATTAAGCAAAGCAACTAAGCAAACAGCATTAAAAAAAGCCACTGCTTAAAGCAAATGGCTCAATCAAACAATTTTTGTTGGCTAGGAATTTTCAGTTTTCAAAAATCCTGGGCCGTATTTTTTAGTTGTCCCCTCGTACGGTACCCGGTGGTACTATTTTACAGGCTAGAGGGGGGATCACTAATTTATTATACTTCATACTATGTTAACTATAGTAGCAATGACTGTCACAATAGCTATACACACTAACTAACAATATTAACTATTCTCGTTTCTTAAATCATTTACTAAAAATGTTATTTTTTTTATCATTTATCACAAATCTCTTGGTAACATTAGCTAATATATTTTTATGGATTTTAGAATAAATTACTCTCTTTTTCCATCATAACCAAGCATATCTAAATTAGACGGTTTTCAGTCTTTTCAACTTCCAATATAATTATTTGCTTTCTATATCCCATTCTTCACTCCTCAAATAACATGAATAATAAATCATCTAATTCAAATGTGGTATTTGAAGTGAAAGTTCCTAATAAGTCATGATCTGTTATTTCATAATCGTATCCATTCTCCCCGTCATTTGTATACGAAATAACACAATCATAAACATCATTATTATCGTAGATACAAGGTCTATAATTGATATAATCAGTACCCCAAATAAATTCATAATAATTCTCATGAAACACTAATTTACGGCCCGACGGCGAAATATAAACTTTATCTAAATTAACTAAATTGCCTGTACATCCAGCAGTACCTAATAACGAAAGTGAAACAATACCTACTTCTAATAATATTTTATTTCTCATTTTTGATCTCCTTTTTTCTTTATCCTAATTATATCACTTTAAAGAATTTTCTTTATTATTAGAATGCACAAGGTTTCCCTCTTCGTCAAACGTATAAGGAGTTCGCTTTCCAAACCTATGGTGTTCTTTGTTATGACAGTCTTTACAAAGAAGCATTAGGTTCTCTGGATTAATTGAAACAGAGACATCGTCAATATTCTGAATACTTAAATGTATCTTATGATGCACTTCTGTTCCTACGCCACCACACTTCTCACACCTTCCTTTAGCTCTTAAGATAACCTGAGCTCTTGCCATATGCCACAAATCAGATTTATAGAAGCGTTGTATCTTACTCGGCTTTAAATGCTTCTTTGATTTCCTGCGCCTTTTCATTTACATCCTCCCATGGAACCTTCAAATCAATTCTTCCCATATGGCCATAACAGGCCAAAGGTTCATACTTAACTTCATCGAGTCTTAGTTCTTTTCTTATTCCCTCTGGAGTGAAATCAAAATGCTTCTTTAAGAACGAAACAAAGAATTCATTATCTTCAGGACCTGTACCAAACGTATTGATATGAATACTAACCGGTTCACAAATACCTATTGAGTAAGCTATACAAATCTCACACTTGCTTGCTATCCCGGCTTTAACAATAGACTTAGCAACGTAACGTGCAAAGTAAGCACCAGAACGATCAACCTTACTGCAATCCTTACCAGAGAAAGCACCACCGCCATGATGAGCAATACCACCATAGGTATCAACGATAATCTTTCTACCGGTTAAGCCTGAGTCAGCATAAGGGCCACCTTTCTCAAAGGATCCTGTTGGGTTAATCAATACCCTTACGTTATCCAACTTTCCTATCAAAGGAATTAGGACTTCTTCTTTAATGATTGGTTCTATATCAGCCACAGTAACATCACGTAATGTTTGAGCGGAAACAACAATCGTTTCAAAACGCATGGGTCTTCCATTGTTATATCTAACTGAAACCTGACACTTTCCATCCGGTCCAAACATATGTGAATACTTATACTTTCTTAAGTTATCTATTGTTTTAGATATTTTGTGTGCGACAACTATTGGAAGAGGCATAGCTTCTAATGTTTCATCACATGCATATCCATACATCATTCCTTGATCTCCTGCGCCTTTTCGATTAACACCTAAAGCAATATCTCTGGATTGTTTGGATATCTTTTCGTGAACTACGTAACGTTCTGTATAACCAATTCGATCCAACACAGACAAAGCCACTTTAGAATAATTAACCTTTGCGTTAGTTGTAATTTCACCAAATAGAAATACAACTTCATCTTTAATAGCACATTCAATAGCAACCCTAGACCCTTTATCTTGTTCTAGACAAGCATCTAAGATAGCATCACTTATCTGATCACATATCTTATCAGGATGGCCTTGAAAAACTGATTCACTCGTAATAATTTCTTCCATATCTATTTCCTCTCATTCAGCAATAAATTTGTATTTTAAAACAGGCTTTTTAACGCCTGTTCTTTATCATTGAAGCAACTAAGCAACAACGATATAAAAAGCCCACACAAGCCAACTTTAAGGCCTATGTGAGCATTTGTTTGATTGTCATAACGTCTCGTTTTAATCTTTAACCTTCCAAGCGGTATATACAGTAAGGTAAGTGCAATCCCAAGTATCCAGGATATCTCCATCAATACATGTTGTTACATGATGTCTAACTTTAAGTATGTAGGTACCTTTAGGATGACTCTCCATGAAATCCGCTACTTTGGTTCTTGGTACACCATGAATTCCTTTGAACTTAAGTCTTTCATAATCCTTCAAGTATTCGTATAAGAACTTCGTCTCTTTGTAATCACTAAATCCTAACTGTCTTTTTGCTCTATTAAGGTTCTTCCTTGTTTCCATGTAATCTTTGTCTAGTGCAGTGCAAACTGCTCTTACTACACAATCTTTAACGTTAAGCCCTTTAGGATGAGCGTTGTATTTCTTGAATGCCATTTGTCTATGCCTCCCAAGGTTGGTTAAGCCATTTAGCTAATTCTTTAACTGAATCAGTTTCAAACACTAGCCTCTCTGGGCCAGTCTTTTTTGAATAAACTCCGTAACGTTTCTTATTCCAGCAACAGTTTATGAATATTAAATAGAACATCACCAGTCTCTATCTCGCATATTCTGAAGTCATCATATAATGGTCCGCTAAGAGGACAGTTGTTTTTGAAAAAGACATAAGTGTTATCTAATTCGACCTTTCCGCCGTCTTTAATCTTTCTAATTATCTTTCCTATTTTGATAGTTTTGTTTCTTAAAGAAGCATCTCTACAAAACCAATCGTACCAGCCAGCATTACATTGAGTTTCTACACTGCAATCAATGAATGCGTCTTTTTCGAATTCATCTATCCAAGTTCTGAGTGTCATTTGATTTTCCATTGTTCCTACTCCTCAATCTCATCAAGACTGTCTATAATCTCTTGAGCGTTATCTACTGTTTCTTCAATGGTACCTGAAGCTTCATCAAGCCACTCTTGTCTAGTCTCTTGAAGTTCAGTTAATTCAGATCTGTTTTCATAAGGTTCTACGTTTTCGGATTCTTCTTCTAAATCGCTTTGAAGTTCTTCAAGCTCAGCCTTTAAACTATCTGCTTTCATCTTCATGTCTTCAATTCTCTTTTTGAATTGTGCTTTTGTTATATTCGCCATATTGTGCCTCTTTCTGCTTCTAGAGTTATCTATCGGCAGTCATATATATCACTCTAAAGGCTTACTATAGCAAGACTATTTAGTCACTACTGTGAGATATACTTTAACAACACAAAACAGTTATAAACACTACTGATTTATTAACCTTATACTTTCTTATTCATCACCTTTTTAAAAGCTATCATCGTAGTATTCACGTTTCTGACCAACAATGACTAAACTGCCTTTTTGACCAAGTGTTCTAAAACTTCCATCATGTCTCAATGTTACTTTTTGTATGAACCCTTCCTCATCAGGTTCAAGTTTGAATATTGGTTTACCACTTTTACTGATCTCATCTGTCTTAATAGCTTTATCTTTTCTCATCCAGAAGGTTTTACCAGAGGAACTAACTTTAACAATTGTGTTAGCGAGTCTATCTTTCCAGATCTGCTCTGTTGCTCCTAATCCCTCCACAGGTTTAATATGCTTTATTCTACTCATGCTTCTTCTACACCTTCTTCTAATTTTTTATCGCTCTTTTCATCTTGTTTCTTATTGATAGAACTAAAATCTATCAATAAATCAGGAATATCAATTAGCGGTGTCTTTTCACCATTTCTAATCAAGAAACAGTTATCGTAACTTCCTGTTAGTTTTCCAAAGCGCTTTACTATTACATCTACATACTTTTCATCAAGTTCCATACTGAAGGCTTGACGCTCCGCTTGTTCAGACGCTATCAAGGTTGAACCAGATCCTCCAAATAGATCAAGAACCTTCCAACCTGCTTTTGATGAATTGTTAATTGCTCTACCAACTAATTCAAGAGGCTTCATAGTAGGATGTAAGTCATTGTGCTTAGGTCTAGGAAATTCCCAAACAGTATCTTGAGTATGATCATTAATAAAATAGTGACTTGATCCTTCTTTCCAACCATAAAGTATTGGTTCATGTCTCCAGTGATAGTCCTGTCTACCAAATACAAATTGATCCTTAGACCAAATCAAACATTCAGCAAGTTTAAATCCAGCATTTGAAAAAGCTGTTCTAAAATTCACACCTTCTGTATCGGCGTGACAAACGTAAATAACCCCGCCTTCCCTAAGTCCACTAAACATGTTATCGAAGGCTCCAGTAAGGAAAGTAAAGAATGCATTGTTATCCATGTTATCGTTTTGTATTTTTCCAACTGACCCTTCGTAGTTAACGTTGTACGGCGGATCAGTAAAGATCATATCTACTAACTGACCATCTAACAGCGTTTTGACATTTTCCGCATTTGTAGAATCACCACACATTAGTCTGTGTTTACCAAGCAAATATATATCACCTTGTAAAGAATACGGTTCATCAGATAAATACTGTCCTTCATCAAAGTCGTCGTCTTCTACTTCCTTTGGAAGGACATCGTCTATATTTTCAAAACCAAATGAAGTCATATCTATATCGATGTTTTTCAGTTCTTCCTCTAACTTTTTAGTATCCCATTTAGCAAATTCAGCGGACTTGTTATCTGCTAACCTAAATGCTTTTATCTGATCCTCACTAAGATCATCAGCAACAATACAAGGAACTTCATCAAGTCCTAGCTTCTTACTTGCTTTTAACCTTGTGTGTCCAGCAACAATGATATTGTTTGCATCAATAACAATAGGAACCTTGAATCCAAATTCATGAATTGAGTTTGCTACGGAGTCTACTGCATCATCGTTATTTCGAGGGTTATTGTCATAAGCGATTAGATCACTTACTTTCTTCATTACTATTTGTTTCATTTTTCTTTCCCTCCCATTTTTCGTTTTTCTTATCAACAATGTTATTTATTCTCGCTTCCACTTCTTCAGCGTTAATCTTGAATTTCAAATCCACAAACTTTGACAAACAATAGATGTTTGCTTCAAGGTTAGGTGGATAATAAACTTCGCGGAATTTATACATGGTCTTATCTTGACCTTTCTTGTTCTTATATTGATTTGCTTCCTGGAGCTTAACAGTTTGACCATTAGCAAGTTTCATTATGTTTTGAATCCATTCCGCTTTGAATTCTTGTAAAGGATTTAACGCACTAGCAAGTGGAGGATGTTTTTTCTTTAAATTCCTTAATGTCTGAGTAGTGATTCCAAGATAACTGGAAATATCCTTCAAACTATCAGTAATAGCTAACACTCTAATTTTGTTTAATTTTTTATCAAGCTTTCCGCTTTCCGCCCAGCGTTCATATAAATCTTTATAATTCGGCATCTTCTCTTACCTCTTTTATAGTCAAAAAAACGTATGTGCTCGTGTGCCATACATCTTATATCGAAAGTTACAAATTTCTTCAAAAGAAAAGGAAACGCGATAAGCGTCTCCTTTAATGTAATGATATATGTGAACCTAGAAATTGACTCTAAAGAAATTGTACCAAAAACGGCGTTTTTTGTATAGGGTACTGTGGTTGCCTATGGGCTTAAAATAGCCCTTTTCACAAGTTACGTCATTTTCCGTTAATCTCTCAAACTGTTTAACGTTCAGCACACCAAGATACTACGTTGATATCCAATAACTGTAATTATTGGATATTCATTATTTAAGGGAAATTATATTTAAAATATATTGATAATAGATAAATAATCGTTAAAAATAATATCTCCATCTATAAGAAATTCCTTCTTGTAAACATTGGGTATATACAAGAAGGAATATCATAAAATCTAAGACAAACACATTTTTCATATTCACTAATGATAAAATGAACTTCTAAAATTGAACTTAAAATTCATTTGCAAAAAGGAATAATAAATTAAATGTATCTTTCCAATATAATTAAATACCATAGACAACTTCTAGCAAAGTATCAGTTAGAATGTTTAAAAGCATTTTTAAACATTAGAATACCGCCTACAACAGCTATAACAATACCAATATATAGTATAGTCAATCCTGTTGTAGAAGACGGGTTCAGATTCACTGCCCTATAAATAGAATCGCCAATTGTACCGACTCCTATTAAGATAATACCCGAAACAAATAATGAAACAAAACTAACAAATTTTTTCATACTATTCTCCTTTTCACTATAAGAAACAACCTACATTACAACTTGAAGTATATTCATTTTGAGCTGAATACTGATCAACAAAGAAAACATAATGCCATCTAGCTCTAGACATAAAATCAAGTTTCAAGTTAAAAGCATCACAATTCGTTCCCAGATATGAACTATCGTTTAATTCAAACATACAATAAGTATTTAACGTATATGTTGCAGCTCCTGCTACACCAAAGTTTACTACTTGATAACTCCATTCAGCAGTATCATAATTGTTTGAAGCAGTTTGAGTTGATATAAAAGGATCATCCATTAAAGTGGAAAGCGATTTAGAATAATTTAGTGTGAGTTTAGCATTTGTAGAATTTGATTGTGATAATGACACTCCCTCATTTAAACTTAATGTTCCACCCGATGCAATTGCACGGCTTACACTAAAACTACCCCCAAAAGAAGATGTAACAGTAGTGCTAAAATTGGAACTCTTCGGCCAAAAACTTTTAGAAACTAAATCTGCTCCATGTTTACTTGAACTCACATAATACTTTTGTGGAGTGATATGAACATATCCTTCTCCCAAATACATTGAGCCATTGTATTGCGTTTCACCATTTAAAACCGCATTAACTCCAGGAGTAAACTCTGTTTCGACATGAATCAAAAACATATTGGATTTGTCAGAATAATTAACTTTAAATATTTCAAGATTATAATACGCATATCCATCAATAGAGTCTAAAATCTTCGCTTTACTGGGATAACCCCCAATGTAAGAAAAAGCTCCCATATCGTCCGAACTTTTAAGCATTAATATCTGGTTATCAGCGACTGAAGATGAATGAGTACAATAGCTAATACTCTCATTATAATCAGAATGATTTAAAGCAGCAGGACTAACCAGCATCGTCACCGCTAACAATACCGAAATAATTTCCATAAATTTTACTTCCTTTCTATATTAAATAAATATTTATAGATAGAATCTTCTCTTTAATTATTTTACATCTTTCTTTTTTTCTTTGCAATGTATTATAAACATTTCATTATTTTTTTTTTGAGTCTTGCCATTAATTTCATTATTTGCAGTAATTATAGACTCTTTATGGAATACATATATGTATTCCATAAAGAGTCTATAATTACTGCAAATAATGAAATTAATGGCAAGACTCAAAAAAAAAATAATGAAATGTTTATAATACATTGCAAAGAAAAAAAGAAAGATGTAAAATAATTAAAGAGAAGATTCTATCTATAAATATTTATTTAATATAGAAAGGAAGTAAAATTTATGGAAATTATTTCGGTATTGTTAGCGGTGACGATGCTGGTTAGTCCTGCTGCTTTAAATCATTCTGATTATAATGAGAGTATTAGCTATTGTACTCATTCATCTTCAGTCGCTGATAACCAGATATTAATGCTTAAAAGTTCGGACGATATGGGAGCTTTTTCTTACATTGGGGGTTATCCCAGTAAAGCGAAGATTTTAGACTCTATTGATGGATATGCGTATTATAATCTTGAAATATTTAAAGTTAATTATTCTGACAAATCCAATATGTTTTTGATTCATGTCGAAACAGAGTTTACTCCTGGAGTTAATGCGGTTTTAAATGGTGAAACGCAATACAATGGCTCAATGTATTTGGGAGAAGGATATGTTCATATCACTCCACAAAAGTATTATGTGAGTTCAAGTAAACATGGAGCAGATTTAGTTTCTAAAAGTTTTTGGCCGAAGAGTTCCAATTTTAGCACTACTGTTACATCTTCTTTTGGGGGTAGTTTTAGTGTAAGCCGTGCAATTGCATCGGGTGGAACATTAAGTTTAAATGAGGGAGTGTCATTATCACAATCAAATTCTACAAATGCTAAACTCACACTAAATTATTCTAAATCGCTTTCCACTTTAATGGATGATCCTTTTATATCAACTCAAACTGCTTCAAACAATTATGATACTGCTGAATGGAGTTATCAAGTAGTAAACTTTGGTGTAGCAGGAGCTGCAACATATACGTTAAATACTTATTGTATGTTTGAATTAAACGATAGTTCATATCTGGGAACGAATTGTGATGCTTTTAACTTGAAACTTGATTTTATGTCTAGAGCTAGATGGCATTATGTTTTCTTTGTTGATCAGTATTCAGCTCAAAATGAATATACTTCAAGTTGTAATGTAGGTTGTTTCTTATAGTGAAAAGGAGAATAGTATGAAAAAATTTGTTAGTTTTGTTTCATTATTTGTTTCGGGTATTATCTTAATAGGAGTCGGTACAATTGGCGATTCTATTTATAGGGCAGTGAATCTGAACCCGTCTTCTACAACAGGATTGACTATACTATATATTGGTATTGTTATAGCTGTTGTAGGCGGTATTCTAATGTTTAAAAATGCTTTTAAACATTCTAACTGATACTTTGCTAGAAGTTGTCTATGGTATTTAATTATATTGGAAAGATACATTTAATTTATTATTCCTTTTTGCAAATGAATTTTAAGTTCAATTTTAGAAGTTCATTTTATCATTAGTGAATATGAAAAATGTGTTTGTCTTAGATTTTATGATATTCCTTCTTGTATATACCCAATGTTTACAAGAAGGAATTTCTTATAGATGGAGATATTATTTTTAACGATTATTTATCTATTATCAATATATTTTAAATATAATTTCCCTTAAATAATGAATATCCAATAATTACAGTTATTGGATATCAACGTAGTATCTTGGTGTGCTGAACGTTAAACAGTTTGAGAGATTAACGGAAAATGACGTAACTTGTGAAAAGGGCTATTTTAAGCCCATAGGCAACCACAGTACCCTATACAAAAAACGCCGTTTTTGGTACAATTTCTTTAGAGTCAATTTCTAGGTTCACATATATCATTACATTAAAGGAGACGCTTATCGCGTTTCCTTTTCTTTTGAAGAAATTTGTAACTTTCGATATAAGATGTATGGCACACGAGCACATACGTTTTTTTGACTATAAAAGAGGTAAGAGAAGATGCCGAATTATAAAGATTTATATGAACGCTGGGCGGAAAGCGGAAAGCTTGATAAAAAATTAAACAAAATTAGAGTGTTAGCTATTACTGATAGTTTGAAGGATATTTCCAGTTATCTTGGAATCACTACTCAGACATTAAGGAATTTAAAGAAAAAACATCCTCCACTTGCTAGTGCGTTAAATCCTTTACAAGAATTCAAAGCGGAATGGATTCAAAACATAATGAAACTTGCTAATGGTCAAACTGTTAAGCTCCAGGAAGCAAATCAATATAAGAACAAGAAAGGTCAAGATAAGACCATGTATAAATTCCGCGAAGTTTATTATCCACCTAACCTTGAAGCAAACATCTATTGTTTGTCAAAGTTTGTGGATTTGAAATTCAAGATTAACGCTGAAGAAGTGGAAGCGAGAATAAATAACATTGTTGATAAGAAAAACGAAAAATGGGAGGGAAAGAAAAATGAAACAAATAGTAATGAAGAAAGTAAGTGATCTAATCGCTTATGACAATAACCCTCGAAATAACGATGATGCAGTAGACTCCGTAGCAAACTCAATTCATGAATTTGGATTCAAGGTTCCTATTGTTATTGATGCAAACAATATCATTGTTGCTGGACACACAAGGTTAAAAGCAAGTAAGAAGCTAGGACTTGATGAAGTTCCTTGTATTGTTGCTGATGATCTTAGTGAGGATCAGATAAAAGCATTTAGGTTAGCAGATAACAAGTCCGCTGAATTTGCTAAATGGGATACTAAAAAGTTAGAGGAAGAACTGAAAAACATCGATATAGATATGACTTCATTTGGTTTTGAAAATATAGACGATGTCCTTCCAAAGGAAGTAGAAGACGACGACTTTGATGAAGGACAGTATTTATCTGATGAACCGTATTCTTTACAAGGTGATATATATTTGCTTGGTAAACACAGACTAATGTGTGGTGATTCTACAAATGCGGAAAATGTCAAAACGCTGTTAGATGGTCAGTTAGTAGATATGATCTTTACTGATCCGCCGTACAACGTTAACTACGAAGGGTCAGTTGGAAAAATACAAAACGATAACATGGATAACAATGCATTCTTTACTTTCCTTACTGGAGCCTTCGATAACATGTTTAGTGGACTTAGGGAAGGCGGGGTTATTTACGTTTGTCACGCCGATACAGAAGGTGTGAATTTTAGAACAGCTTTTTCAAATGCTGGATTTAAACTTGCTGAATGTTTGATTTGGTCTAAGGATCAATTTGTATTTGGTAGACAGGACTATCACTGGAGACATGAACCAATACTTTATGGTTGGAAAGAAGGATCAAGTCACTATTTTATTAATGATCATACTCAAGATACTGTTTGGGAATTTCCTAGACCTAAGCACAATGACTTACATCCTACTATGAAGCCTCTTGAATTAGTTGGTAGAGCAATTAACAATTCATCAAAAGCAGGTTGGAAGGTTCTTGATCTATTTGGAGGATCTGGTTCAACCTTGATAGCGTCTGAACAAGCGGAGCGTCAAGCCTTCAGTATGGAACTTGATGAAAAGTATGTAGATGTAATAGTAAAGCGCTTTGGAAAACTAACAGGAAGTTACGATAACTGTTTCTTGATTAGAAATGGTGAAAAGACACCGCTAATTGATATTCCTGATTTATTGATAGATTTTAGTTCTATCAATAAGAAACAAGATGAAAAGAGCGATAAAAAATTAGAAGAAGGTGTAGAAGAAGCATGAGTAGAATAAAGCATATTAAACCTGTGGAGGGATTAGGAGCAACAGAGCAGATCTGGAAAGATAGACTCGCTAACACAATTGTTAAAGTTAGTTCCTCTGGTAAAACCTTCTGGATGAGAAAAGATAAAGCTATTAAGACAGATGAGATCAGTAAAAGTGGTAAACCAATATTCAAACTTGAACCTGATGAGGAAGGGTTCATACAAAAAGTAACATTGAGACATGATGGAAGTTTTAGAACACTTGGTCAAAAAGGCAGTTTAGTCATTGTTGGTCAGAAACGTGAATACTACGATGATAGCTTTTAAAAAGGTGATGAATAAGAAAGTATAAGGTTAATAAATCAGTAGTGTTTATAACTGTTTTGTGTTGTTAAAGTATATCTCACAGTAGTGACTAAATAGTCTTGCTATAGTAAGCCTTTAGAGTGATATATATGACTGCCGATAGATAACTCTAGAAGCAGAAAGAGGCACAATATGGCGAATATAACAAAAGCACAATTCAAAAAGAGAATTGAAGACATGAAGATGAAAGCAGATAGTTTAAAGGCTGAGCTTGAAGAACTTCAAAGCGATTTAGAAGAAGAATCCGAAAACGTAGAACCTTATGAAAACAGATCTGAATTAACTGAACTTCAAGAGACTAGACAAGAGTGGCTTGATGAAGCTTCAGGTACCATTGAAGAAACAGTAGATAACGCTCAAGAGATTATAGACAGTCTTGATGAGATTGAGGAGTAGGAACAATGGAAAATCAAATGACACTCAGAACTTGGATAGATGAATTCGAAAAAGACGCATTCATTGATTGCAGTGTAGAAACTCAATGTAATGCTGGCTGGTACGATTGGTTTTGTAGAGATGCTTCTTTAAGAAACAAAACTATCAAAATAGGAAAGATAATTAGAAAGATTAAAGACGGCGGAAAGGTCGAATTAGATAACACTTATGTCTTTTTCAAAAACAACTGTCCTCTTAGCGGACCATTATATGATGACTTCAGAATATGCGAGATAGAGACTGGTGATGTTCTATTTAATATTCATAAACTGTTGCTGGAATAAGAAACGTTACGGAGTTTATTCAAAAAAGACTGGCCCAGAGAGGCTAGTGTTTGAAACTGATTCAGTTAAAGAATTAGCTAAATGGCTTAACCAACCTTGGGAGGCATAGACAAATGGCATTCAAGAAATACAACGCTCATCCTAAAGGGCTTAACGTTAAAGATTGTGTAGTAAGAGCAGTTTGCACTGCACTAGACAAAGATTACATGGAAACAAGGAAGAACCTTAATAGAGCAAAAAGACAGTTAGGATTTAGTGATTACAAAGAGACGAAGTTCTTATACGAATACTTGAAGGATTATGAAAGACTTAAGTTCAAAGGAATTCATGGTGTACCAAGAACCAAAGTAGCGGATTTCATGGAGAGTCATCCTAAAGGTACCTACATACTTAAAGTTAGACATCATGTAACAACATGTATTGATGGAGATATCCTGGATACTTGGGATTGCACTTACCTTACTGTATATACCGCTTGGAAGGTTAAAGATTAAAACGAGACGTTATGACAATCAAACAAATGCTCACATAGGCCTTAAAGTTGGCTTGTGTGGGCTTTTTATATCGTTGTTGCTTAGTTGCTTCAATGATAAAGAACAGGCGTTAAAAAGCCTGTTTTAAAATACAAATTTATTGCTGAATGAGAGGAAATAGATATGGAAGAAATTATTACGAGTGAATCAGTTTTTCAAGGCCATCCTGATAAGATATGTGATCAGATAAGTGATGCTATCTTAGATGCTTGTCTAGAACAAGATAAAGGGTCTAGGGTTGCTATTGAATGTGCTATTAAAGATGAAGTTGTATTTCTATTTGGTGAAATTACAACTAACGCAAAGGTTAATTATTCTAAAGTGGCTTTGTCTGTGTTGGATCGAATTGGTTATACAGAACGTTACGTAGTTCACGAAAAGATATCCAAACAATCCAGAGATATTGCTTTAGGTGTTAATCGAAAAGGCGCAGGAGATCAAGGAATGATGTATGGATATGCATGTGATGAAACATTAGAAGCTATGCCTCTTCCAATAGTTGTCGCACACAAAATATCTAAAACAATAGATAACTTAAGAAAGTATAAGTATTCACATATGTTTGGACCGGATGGAAAGTGTCAGGTTTCAGTTAGATATAACAATGGAAGACCCATGCGTTTTGAAACGATTGTTGTTTCCGCTCAAACATTACGTGATGTTACTGTGGCTGATATAGAACCAATCATTAAAGAAGAAGTCCTAATTCCTTTGATAGGAAAGTTGGATAACGTAAGGGTATTGATTAACCCAACAGGATCCTTTGAGAAAGGTGGCCCTTATGCTGACTCAGGCTTAACCGGTAGAAAGATTATCGTTGATACCTATGGTGGTATTGCTCATCATGGCGGTGGTGCTTTCTCTGGTAAGGATTGCAGTAAGGTTGATCGTTCTGGTGCTTACTTTGCACGTTACGTTGCTAAGTCTATTGTTAAAGCCGGGATAGCAAGCAAGTGTGAGATTTGTATAGCTTACTCAATAGGTATTTGTGAACCGGTTAGTATTCATATCAATACGTTTGGTACAGGTCCTGAAGATAATGAATTCTTTGTTTCGTTCTTAAAGAAGCATTTTGATTTCACTCCAGAGGGAATAAGAAAAGAACTAAGACTCGATGAAGTTAAGTATGAACCTTTGGCCTGTTATGGCCATATGGGAAGAATTGATTTGAAGGTTCCATGGGAGGATGTAAATGAAAAGGCGCAGGAAATCAAAGAAGCATTTAAAGCCGAGTAAGATACAACGCTTCTATAAATCTGATTTGTGGCATATGGCAAGAGCTCAGGTTATCTTAAGAGCTAAAGGAAGGTGTGAGAAGTGTGGTGGCGTAGGAACAGAAGTGCATCATAAGATACATTTAAGTATTCAGAATATTGACGATGTCTCTGTTTCAATTAATCCAGAGAACCTAATGCTTCTTTGTAAAGACTGTCATAACAAAGAACACCATAGGTTTGGAAAGCGAACTCCTTATACGTTTGACGAAGAGGGAAACCTTGTGCATTCTAATAATAAAGAAAATTCTTTAAAGTGATATAATTAGGATAAAGAAAAAAGGAGATCAAAAATGAGAAATAAAATATTATTAGAAGTAGGTATTGTTTCACTTTCGTTATTAGGTACTGCTGGATGTACAGGCAATTTAGTTAATTTAGATAAAGTTTATATTTCGCCGTCGGGCCGTAAATTAGTGTTTCATGAGAATTATTATGAATTTATTTGGGGTACTGATTATATCAATTATAGACCTTGTATCTACGATAATAATGATGTTTATGATTGTGTTATTTCGTATACAAATGACGGGGAGAATGGATACGATTATGAAATAACAGATCATGACTTATTAGGAACTTTCACTTCAAATACCACATTTGAATTAGATGATTTATTATTCATGTTATTTGAGGAGTGAAGAATGGGATATAGAAAGCAAATAATTATATTGGAAGTTGAAAAGACTGAAAACCGTCTAATTTAGATATGCTTGGTTATGATGGAAAAAGAGAGTAATTTATTCTAAAATCCATAAAAATATATTAGCTAATGTTACCAAGAGATTTGTGATAAATGATAAAAAAAATAACATTTTTAGTAAATGATTTAAGAAACGAGAATAGTTAATATTGTTAGTTAGTGTGTATAGCTATTGTGACAGTCATTGCTACTATAGTTAACATAGTATGAAGTATAATAAATTAGTGATCCCCCCTCTAGCCTGTAAAATAGTACCACCGGGTACCGTACGAGGGGACAACTAAAAAATACGGCCCAGGATTTTTGAAAACTGAAAATTCCTAGCCAACAAAAATTGTTTGATTGAGCCATTTGCTTTAAGCAGTGGCTTTTTTTAATGCTGTTTGCTTAGTTGCTTTGCTTAATATTTTTAAGCCTTAGAAAGCCTGAAAAGGCCTGATAGTATTACTTGATTTACTCTTGCTATAGTAACGCTTAAGAGTGATATATGTGTTACCAATAGGTAGAAAGAAGGAATTATTATGAAATGTAGTATTTGTGGAAAAGAGATGACGGAATATGGAAATAACCCTGCTCCATTTAGTGGTGAGAAATGTTGTGATAAATGTAACCGCAAAGTTGTTTTACCTTATCGTACGTTTCTTTCTGAATTAGAAAACGAAAAAGTCGCATTGCTTATTACTCAAAGCGAATTTAAGATTGTTAAACCTAAAGATAAGTATTTCACTTTAGAAGAATTACAAAGCAATGTAGAAGGCCATATTCAATTAGCTCAAGAAGTGTTTCCTGGATATTTTACTGTTTGTGATGAGGAAGGCTTATTGAAGGAACTTCCACTCAACGAATTATTCTACAAGGGTTTTGGTAAAAGGCTATACGGAAATGTATTAATAGTACCAATCTCAATTTTTGAAAAACCGGAGGATATAGAATGAACAAAATAGAAACTGCTAATCAAGAATACGAGAGACTGAAAAGTCTCTTTTTAAGTGGTGATGCAAACAAACTAAATCTAGTTGATGAGTTATTAAAGAAAGCTTCTTTTTTAAAAGTCGAACTTGATGAACTAGAAGAAGACATTAGAACAAGTGGAACTATTCAAATTTCTAATAGAGGCAACGTTAGAAGTAATCCTTCCTATAAAACTTACCTTCAATCTCTTTCTGTGTACCAGGGAATAATTAAAACACTCAATGCCATACTTGGAAATGAGATCGAGGAAAGAGATGATGCTTTTGATGAATTTATGAAGAAGGCTCAGACTTAATGAATTATCTATTAGAGTACTGTAAGCAGATCGAAGCTGGAAATATTGTAGTTGGTAAGGAGTTAGGGTCGACCCTAACTAAGTTAAGGTTGGACCTAACTAACCCAAAATACCATTATGATGAAAAACCAGGTGATTTAAGGATAGAATTTATCGAGACCTTTTGTAAACATACTAAGAGCCCATTTAACGGTATGCCATTTAAACTTACTTTGTGGGAGAAGGCAATCCTACAAGTGGCTTATGGTTTTAAGATGAGCGATTCAAAATTCAGAAGGTTTAACGAAGTCGTGTTGCTTATTGCACGAAAGAATGGAAAGACTACATTTGTTGCTGGAATTGATCTAGCTGAATTCTTTCTATCTAAAGGCGTTGATATCGTTTGTGCTTCTAATACCAGCGAACAAGCGAATATCTTATTTGAGGAAATCAACAATATGAGAGAAGCAAGTAAAGCCTTAGAAAAGCGAACTAGCAAGAACATATTTTGTATAAAGTTTGGTAAGAAGAACAACAATAAGTCTAGGCATAATATGAATAAATCCAAAATCAAAAAGATGTCTGCTCAAAGTAAGAACAAGGATGGTTATAACATTGAAGTTGGATGCATAGATGAAGTTCATGAAATGACCGATTCTAAAGTGTACGATGCGATCAAACAATCACAATCCACTAAGAAGGAACCACTGATATTTATCATTACTACTGAAGGTACTACAGTTGGTGGTTTCTTAGATAAGAAATTAGAATATTGCAGAAAGATGATAAAAGGCGAAATA